CGCACTCTTGGAGGTAACCTAGATGGGCAACGCACTCTTGGAGGTAACCTAGATGGGCAATACTGGAGATCCATTTGTGCGGGCTGGGATGCCGGCCAATTGGCGCGACCTGCAGAATTTTTACCAAGGTCGCGGTGCTAGTGATCCATATGCCACGCAGCCAGGACAACCCTCTGGGACTCAGAATTTCGGTGGTTACCAAATGGGCAACAAGGCGCCGCCGAAGCCTCCTGATTTCTACGGCGCGGCGCAGGCAACCAGCCAAGGAAGTCAACAGGCGGTCGGCCAGCAGACAATGCAGAACCGCCCTTTTCAATTCACGCCGTTCGCTTCGCAGGGTTGGTCCATTGATCCAAAGACTGGCGCTCCAGTTCAGAATACTCAGCTTGCCGGAGGTTTGGGGCAAGCGGCAACGGGACTGGAAGGCCAGATTGGAGCACAGGCCGGTACTGCGTTGCCAACAGGCGCCGAGGCTCGCGATGCAGCAATCAATCAGATCTACACCCAGGGTACCTCTCGGTTGGATCCAATGTTCCAGCAGCGGCAGAGAGAGCTGGAAGGATCTCTCGCCGCGAGGGGAATTGAGGGAACGCCGCAAGCGGCGGAAGAAAACCGGCAATTCAACACGGCGCGGACTGATGCTTACGGCAACCTGCTTTCAAATGCACAGCAGATTGGAATGCAGGCACAAGGGCTCAATTTCGCCCAAGATGTTACGGGACGGCAGCTTCCTTACCAACAGCTAGGCCAACTTCAAGGTTTGGCGCAAATGCCGAGCTTCACGCCGGCAGGACAGTACAAGCCCGCTGACTATTTGAGCGCCGCCGCGATGCAAGGCGGATTGAATGCGCAGAACTTCCAGGCGCAACAACAGAAGAAGGGAGCTTCTGGAGCGGGCGCCGGTCAGGGAATTGGGGGTTTGGGAATGCTCGGAATGGCCGGAGCAATGGCCGGAGCAACGGCTTGAGGTTAGAGGTGAAGGTGACTGTATAAAAGGTGAACAATGCCTGATCAGAGTCAAAATATTCCTCCTGAGCTAATTCAACTTCTCGCCAGGGCGATGACTTACCCTGAGCAGGAACGGGGATTGGAGCAGAGTCAACTCCTCGCGCAGCAACTGATTGGTCAGGGCCAAAGCCCCGCGGCGAACCAATTTGGTTTCGCTGGGCCATTCATGAGCGGAATTGGCGATGCAGCTCGGGGAATTGCCGGGATGATTCAAGCAAAGGACATCGCCGATAAGCGCGCTAAGTATTTGAAAGACTTGATGCAGTACCGCGGCACCTATGGAACTGGAATTGTCGGAAGCGGCGGTGGTGGCGGCGGCGGATCCAGCGCGCCCATTGAAAGCTTCAACACCTGATGCCTGACGCCTTCGATCCTTTCGCGGCGATGATGGGGCCGCAAGATCTCGCCGCCGCGAAAGCGAAGGCAATGTCAGACGCGCTGCGCCGCCAACAGCTTTACGGCCAGTTGGGAATGATGGAGCCGGGTACACGCCCCGCCGGGCAACAAATGGCACAGAGCGCCATGCAGGAAATGGGCACTCAGGCACAATTGGCTGAACAGAGAGCACAGCGCGAGCTGGAAGCGCGCCAGCAAATGACTGTGCCTGGCTTTTTACGTAGTACGGTCGCTCCAAAGTACGCGCCCGCTATACCTGAAGGGCGAATGTCTCCACCTTCGGCGCCAACTGGGCTCAATGCGCTCGCTACTGTTCGACGAGGTAAAGGCGGCGGTGGCGGCGGAGGAAAGTCTGCGCCGCAGCCTGAGCCCGGCGAGGATGTCTGGGCAACCAATATGCCATACCCTGGAACCGACGGCGCAATCACCTACAATTCGATCGATCAGGAAGCTGACAATATTGCCACTACGGGAGATCTCAAAGGAGGCGGCTTCGGAAAGCTCGGACAGTACGGAGCGCAGCTTGCCAAAAACAGATTTGCCCAAAAGTACCCTGGAGCAGTCCGGGGCACCATCGCCGCTGGTTACGTCACCGATGTCAATGCGCTGCGTGGAATTAAGTCGACTGAAGCTAAAATCAATGCGTTCGAAGGAACCGCAATTGCGAATACGGATAGGTTTGCTGGTTTAGCTAAACAACTTGTCGACACCGGCTCCCCGTTACTGAATAGGCCGCTGCGCTCCATTCAAGGAAACGCACTGGGAGATCCAAACCTTGCTGCTGCGGTAGCAGCTCATCAGGTAGCGGCGACTGAGGTTGCCAGAGTCCTTACAGCTCAAGGAGCGAATGCGCCATTGACTGATAGCGCCCGGAAGGAAGCGGGCAGCATGCTTCCGGATCCAAAAAACATGACATTGGGACAACTGCTCGCAGTTATTCCAGTTCTCAAAGCGGACATGGCGAGTCGGCGCGCCAGCTTCGCGCAGCAGCGTCAGGAGATCCAAGGGCGCATCGGCTCTCAGGTGGTGGGGCCAAGAGCGCAGGGCGGGGTTCCGCAACCTGGAGTCCAACTTGGAGCAGCAGCGCCAATGTTGCCAAAATCAGGAGGCCGTAGAGCCCAGTTTCAAGGCAAGTGGTACCGTGAAGGCCCGGATGGGCAAATGGTGCCCGAATGACGTTTGAGGAAATGCTCAAAGCAGGAGCCTCGCCGGAGGCGAACCCATCGGCAACGTCCGCTGTTCCATCCGCTCCAACATCGAGATCAATGACCTATGATCAAATGATCGCCGCGGGAGGAAAGCCAGATGCGCGGACGGCACCGGCACAACCAACCGCCCCGCAAAAACCGGGCATCGCCGAATCGGCGTTGCAGGGGCTCAAGTCATTCATTCCGGATATTACTTACTCACCATCAAAGGAAGAGCGGGAAGCTTATTTGAAAGCACGAGGAGAATTCCAAAAGAAAAATCCGCTTCGCGGGCTTCTCATGGACACACCTTTTTCAAACCCGCTGGATCCGGAAATACCGCGACCTCCTGCACGCCCACAATCGCCAGAGGAAGCCGCAGCGCAGCAGACGCATCCGATCGCCTTTGGCGCTGGCGCAGCGGCCCCAATGCTTGGCGCAATTGCCGCTTTACGTGGGGTAAGAGGAGTTACAGGAGCAAGAGCTGGCACCATTGCGGCGAGAGAAGCCGCAGCGGGTGCTTCGCAAGCGGCGGCGGAATCCACCACCGGCCTCAGCGAAGCGGGGCGTCAAGCGGCGAATTTCTTTCGCCAAGTGCGAGATGCAAACTTAAACCCGGAAGCTCTGTCACCGGCATCACGCTCTTTATACGAAAAAGGAATGCAACTCCTTGGCGGCAAGGCCGAGAGCGAGCTTGGCCCCGCATTGGCCAAAAAGGAAGTCTCGGCACAAGCATACCGAGATCTCCTGTCAAGTCAGGGAGATCGCGCCGCTCAGTATACTGCGCAACGACTCTCCAAAACCGAGGCACTCAAACAGCTCGGCAACTGGGCCGAGAAATACGACATTCCTGTTCTCAAACAGATTAAGGGTCTCGCCAACCTGGAGCGTGAAAACCCCGCTTTGATGTCTCGGCTCTATGGCATGTTTAGCGGTGGAACGCGAGTTATTGATGCCCCGGCGCGGCAGTCTTTAATGGGAATTAGAACGCTGCGAAACGTTCGCCCGGTGCAGCCATTCTTGTCCAAGGACATGCCGAAACAAGAGGAGCAAGCTTCTCAATGAACAACAAGCGGTTAGCCGTCATTCTGACAATGATCACCGGCCTTCTCGGCGGCGCCATGGCCTCGTATTTCTTTGGCCACGGTTACCGAGACGCCAACGCTGGACGAAATGCCAGCGGCACGTTCTCGCTGCTTCCCGGTAACCCGGTCCAGACCAAAACCATCATTTCAAGCAGCACCTTCAACAACACCGAAAGCGACGTTGCCCAAGGACTCACCGACTCGTTAGATCGAAATGGTCGCGGCGGAATGAATGCTGCGTTGGCGCTGATCAATGGCACTGCGGCAAACCCTGCTCTCACTTGGACTTCTCAAACCAACACCGGTTGGTACAGAGCCGCAGCTTCAGACATTAGAATTTCCATCAACGGCGCCGACAACCACCGATTGACCACTACTGGTTTCACGGGCATCGGCGCCAATGGCATTGGAGTCACCTCAACCGGTACGGGAACTGCCGCTGGAGTGAGCGGCACTGGAGGCGCAACCAGCGGATCTGGCCTCTCGGGAACAGGAGGCGCGCCCAATGGCCCCGGCAGTACCGAAACAGGCACTGGGACCGGAGTCGGCCTCCTGGCTACTGGGGGTGCCTCGGGCGGAGCCGGCGTTTTAACCACGGGAGGGGCAACCAGCGGCGCAGGCATTTCAGCAACGGGGGGAACGCCCAATGGAAATGGCGGCGTATTCACAGGCGTGGGCACCGGGAACGGAGTCCGAGGCACAGGCGGCGCTACCAACGCGTCTGGAGTCGTGGGAATCGGCGGAGGGGGCAACTCTATTGGCGTTCAAGGAACTGGCACAGGAACTGGAGTCAATGGAACAGGCGGTTATTTCATTGGAGGAGCGGGAGCAACAAGCGTCTCCACCGCGGCCATTCGCTCTCAAGGGTGGATTGATGTGGGCTCCGGAGTCGGCGCTTACGCCAGCAACGCCGGGTTTACCAATGCTGTCACTTGGGTGAATTTAGTTAAAGTATGGGCGCTCATCACAACGGATGGAGCTGGCGGCTGCACCATTTCGGATGGATTCAATGTCAACGGTTGCTCCGTGGCCGTTGGTGGAAACATCACAGTCACATTCGCCACCAATTTCTCTAACGCGACTTATACGATCTTCATGACTCCTTCTCAAGCTGGCCCAAAGGTGCCTTATGTGCTGAGCACCGCGGTTGGAAGCATGGTTTTTCAGGTATTCACTCTTGCCGGCGCGCAGACAACTTGTGACACATTGGCCTGCACAATCAGTTATGCCGTAATTGGAAGACAGTAGGAGGTTAATTCATGAAAACTTGGTTGGCGGCAATTATTCTAACCCTGAGCTCAATTCTGAATTGGGCCTGTCAAGCAGGCGCGCAAAGCGGCCGGTATGATCCATATTCTTTGACGTTCTCTGAGGCACAAACGTGCAACGCGGGAACCTGTGCCAGAGCCTCGGCCCCGACTAGCAACGCGGAAGGCGCTAACATTTCCAGCGCCAATGGGTACCGGCTTTCAATCTGCGCTGCGAGCGGACAGACGCTCAGCGGCGCCGGCACGATGCAGGCCTATTGGTGTGACACGCTCACAGCTCTCTGCTACCGAAACCCACTCAATGATCAAAACGTCACCGGTGCAGTTTCTGGTCAGCGTTGCGTTACCTGGCCTGACTTCCAGATTGCCGCCATTACAGGAAACCCTGACTCGGTAGTCTTCGCTGCGAGCGCTGTTACAGTCAACGGAGGCTCAGCATTGACAGTTCAACTCTATGTTCATCGGGAGCGTTACAAATGAAAACTTTGTTCAGACGACTATTCATTCTCGCCGCACTAATAGCTGGAACTTGTGCCTACGCTCAGGGCATTCCAATCTATGGGCTTCAACGCGCTACGAAAGTGGTGATGATCCCAGAGGCTTCGCCCTATAGCCGCATTTGCTTCGACGGCGACGCTTGCAACTGGTCCTGGCGCTACAACTCGGCCAACAACTACATCGAGCTAATTACCTCTGGAATACAGGCCCTCAATGTCGACGCGGCTCAGAATTTAACGCTCGCTAAACCTCTAAACATTACGGCTGTGTCCGGCGACACGGTAATGCCTTCTTTGGCCGTTGGCCCCAGCGCTGGAGGACGCATCATCTGGGTTGGCACCCAAAACAATCTGGCCATTTCCGGGGGCAATGGCGCCGGACAACCTCCTACCATTACGGCTTCCGGCATTGATGCCAACGTTTCGTTGGTCCATTCGACTCGCGGCACTGGGACTTTCTGTTTCCAAAGCGCTCTTGGGACTACCTGCACCGCGCCCAATGGTTACATAGCGAGCGGCACTCCATTCACTTTGAGCAGTTTCTACATAAACGGTCCGGTGGCTGGCGGCGGAGTTACTTATGAAGGGATTGTCTTGCCCGCCAGGCCATTCACCGTGGTTGCCTTGCGGTTTTACAACTCTACCGCTTCAAGTGGCGCGGGTACCACCACGCTTCGGGTTACTGACGGCACCAACAACTGTGACTTCGCAATGAGTTGCGCCATTTTCTCGGGCAATATTCCAATTCGGCAAGCTTCCACAAGTGGAACTTGCGCCTTCGCGGCGAGCGCTTCTCTCACTTATGTCGATGTCTCAAGTACCTGCGCGACTACGCAACCGGCCATAAAGGGAACCGTGGACGTGGAGGGTAACTGGCAGTAGGAGGGTAACTGGCAGTAATGGACATCACTTTCCACGACTTGATGCAGTATGGGGTGCTTGGCGTTCTCGTGCCCACGGTGGGGTGGCTCGCTTCGCGAAGCCTCAAACGCCGCGAGACGATCAATCAAGTCGAAACGGAAATTGCGGTCATTCAACAACGGCTCAAGGGGCAAGACACAATCAACACCGCGGTAATAAACCTCCAAGCAACAATGCCTCAATTCGCTACCCTAGCGGAAACTCTGAGCCAGGTTAGAGAAGAGGTTTCAGGGTTGAAAGCGGTTGTCTCCAATTTCAGCAATGACATGATCCGGATGGGAAACCGAATTGATGCGCTGGTAACAAGTGAACGCCGCGGGAGGACTCCATGAGCCGGCGCCTTGACTTCATCGCGTGGTGCTTGCAGCAGGAGGGGAAGCCTTATGTCTGGGACTCCAAGGGGCCTGACACATTCGATTGCTCGGGACTGGTAACCGCTGGTTACCTCGCGGTTGGGCTTCCTGATTGGAGAGCGACGCACAGCAGCGCGTTGCTTTGGTCAGAGCTTCCCGAAATTCACTACCTCCAGGTTGGAGATCTCTGTTTCTGGGATGATCCGATTGATCATGTCATGGTGTGGTGGGGCGATGGCCGTTGTTTTGGAGCCTCAGGAGGCAACAAGACTACAGACTCTGTAATGAAAGCGGCGCAGCGCGGCGCCAGAGTTCATTTCACCCACGGTATTCAGTACCGCCCCAGATTTCGGGGGTTTCGTGTTTCCCCTTTTGAGCAGTACGAGCAGTTAAAGTTGACGACAGCGCCTGGAGGATCTTGAAGCCAAATGACACTCCCCCCTTCTACTTTCTGGACTACTGTGAAGCATTCATCGCGACACTTTACCAGATGGGCTTTAGAGGTGTGGTGGTCCTTGAGGTGGATGTACGCGATTGGCCGCTGGCGACGGCGCCTATTGAAGGGGCGCGAAATCTCGATGGATTCATCGTCTCGCGGAAAACGCTTGTTCTTAAAGTGGTGAAGTCAGGGGTTCCGCGTATTGACGTATATGTACCGACAGTGGAGGCAAAAGCAATGCAAAAGAAGTCATGGCAGGTATGGGCGTTCTGGTCATCGATGATCTTCGGGTTGGCAATTTACTTGTTGAGTTGGTTTCAGACAAACCTGGAAGGCTTTGGGATCAAAGGGACAGCGGCGACGGTAATTGTTTTTCTCATTTCGCAGCTTCTCAACTGGTTGAACAGCCATCGCACCTTGATGGCGGATCCGGTGAAACTGGGGCTTGCCGCAGGGGCCGCCGCGGCGAAGTCTGGATCCGTCGCCACGTTAAATAAGTAACGTTAAGTAAGTAACGTTAAGACATGCCCTACAAGCACAGACGAGCAGTGTGGGCAATGGCCTGTGCGCTGCTGATAGCGTTTCCTACACGGGCCGACACACTAGATGGAGGCGTAGACAGCGACGCCGGCATTCCTTGGGACTACGGATGTCCTCCGGCGCCGATTGGGCTCATTCCCATGGACGGTGGTTACTTCATGAATGATGCCAGGGCGGTCCGGCTCGCTTGTCTCTTTGCCGCTACCGAGGCGGAGCGCAATGCACTGCGCTTGGAGGTTGGCGATGGGGGGCTCTACGGTCCTCCACCTCCAGGAGTAGTTTTGGTTTCAGCTGGCATCCTGTTAATGCTTCTTGCTGGAGGTGCGTATGCTTTCGGGCACTATGTGGGCGCTCATCATTCTTCTCGCTAACAAGCCAACGCAGATTGGTAAATGCGGCGGCGAAGAGCGCTGGAGCGTCAAGACGCTTTCGGATCCCGGAGGCGCGTACCTCCAACACCCGCCCGAGCCCGCTACGATCGGGGAGTTGTCGAGTTTGCCCTCCGAGTACCAGCCCCATGGATCTCGCCAAAAGGGCGAAACCCGCATCGTGGAGATTGACGCCTTCGTGGTGGGGTTCAAATTGGAAGCGGATGGCGACTACCACGTCGTGATCAGCGATGGGCGGCAAACTATGGTTATAGAGCTCCCGGATCCGCGCTGCGTCCAGTCGAAGCAGTACCAACCAACATTGGCCTACGCGCGGAGATCCTTCCTGGCCATTTTGCCCAACGGCGTGAAGGTGGAACCGGCTTTCAAGAAGCTTGTTCTCAAATCTCCTCTTCGCGTCAAGGTAACTGGCGTCGTTTTCTTCGACCGAATTCATGGGCAAAACGGAGTCGCCAAAAACGGCGTTGAGCTTCATCCAGTGCTTCTCATTGATCTACAGAAGTGAGCCGGTGAACAATGGGCGCAATGTCGAATGGATCAAACGTTTGCGGGAATTCGACGCCGACTTGGCGATAGAAGCGAGCTATCCACATTGGGAGGATGGCCAGCGGTGGATTTTAAATCGAGTGCGCAAGTGGCTCCGGAAGCATTTCCCAGAGCTGGGGAAAGAGCCTGAGAATTGAGTCTTAACCTTCGGTTTCCTGGCGGCGGTAGGTTTCGAGCGCGCGTTCGAGCGCTTCAATCATTTGCTGTTTCTCTTTGAGCTTGCCCAGGAGAAACCCCACGTCGGTTTCATAGGTGGTTTTCAACCTAGTGACTAACTGAGCGATTGGAATGATCGCCGCGTCAGCGTTGTGGTAACGCTGTTCAATAGCTTCAATGGTTAGGTCAGACATCAACCAACCTCCTTGGTCGGCTCCTTCACCGCGCAGTAGTCTTCGCCTTTAATCCATTTCATGCCGTTCCAGTGGTAAGTCTCCGCTTGAGCGGGGCCAAGCGGCGTGTCTTTCCAAAGCGTGTCCCAATCGACTTTGCCGTAGCTGAGAATGTTGCCGTTTCCAGCTTCCATCGCCGCGTGGACCGCTCGAATCGGCCAGGTATGCGTCACCAATCCGATTGACAAGTCCTTCTCTTTAGCTTCCGTCAACCTTGCAACAATGAAACGCAGGAACGGCTTCAACCAGGAGTTGAAGCTCTGGCCTCCAGGCACCGCAATGTTTGGCCATCGCATTGCGTACTTTTTGATCATCGGCATAGCCTCGCTGTAGAGGTGGCCCACGTAGGTGCCGAGATCCCAAGAGCGCAGCCACTTGGTTGGTTTCAAGTTGTTGCCGTAGATCTCCGGATCATGGTTGTAGGCAATGTCCATCGCCGTGTAGGCAGCGCGCTGGAGATTTGAATAGTAGATCTTGTCGAGCGGGACTTTCTTGAGTTGCTCGGCAATTTTGGTCGACTCTTTTTTACCTTCGGCGGTAAGCGGAAGGTTGGCAATCCCTTTGACTTTTTCCCCTTTGTTGTCCGCGCTGGCGTTGCTGGTTGTCCTTCCGTGTCTAATTAAACAGATTGTTGGTGTTTTCACTTACGCTCCTCCTTCCACGCAGCAACTTAGCCCACCTCCGACCAGCGGCGCCCAAACTCGACATCGCTTTTATATTCCCTTTTACCACGTCCGAGATCCCAAGGCCCCTTCATCGCCTCGTCCATCAACTGGGCTACTCCTTCGGCTTCTTTTTCCGGAGCAATGACATCGAAAGAGTCGTAACAGAACATCGCCAGCCAAGCCCTGGGAAATTCCCTCGCCAGCCGGTCAACCATTCCTGAACATCGAGGATCGCCAATGTCCGCCACCACGTCACCCATTCCCACCAAGCAGCAATTTGCAATGTCAGCAGCGCTGCCCTGTACCTCATAGTTCGAGGTTTCGGTGGGGGATAGGCGATTAGCGAGTATAAATGGGTAAAAGCGCCGGCGATGCATGAGGGCCGTTTCATTGTAGCCGTTCCTTTCCGCGAACTCCTTCGAGCGCGCCCAATGCGCTGCTATTTCAGGGTGCTTCTCTGGAAACTGTTGGTGCAGCGCAAGAATTTCCTCAAACTTGGCATCCTGAAAGAATTCAATCACCGCATTGAAAACCGTGTCAATGCCGGCCCCGTATTGGCATGCGAATCCGACAACCTTACCTTGACGGCGAAGCAATGGGGGCACTGGCGCACTGTTATCCAGGTTCCACCATTCACGAACCCGAGCGCTGTGAACATCGCCACTTTTGAGCATTCGGGACAGCGTACTGTCTCCTGTAATTTCAGACATGACTTCCAATTCGAGTTGTTTCCAATCTCGATGGACAATGACGTAGCCCTTGGGGGCGACGAGCATTGATCGAACATTGGGGAGATCTCCTTGGAGCGAGCCTTCTTCGGCGCTGTATTCTTTGCTGAGGTTGAAAAGGCTCGGATCCTTGCACGTCCAGCGCCCCGTTTCCGCTCCGCAGGAGTTAAAGCCGGCATGGAGGCGACCGTCTGGTCCAATTGCCACGAGTACCTTTTTCCCTTCGACATAAGTGCTCCTCGCTTTCAAGGGAGCATCCGCTTTCCAACAGGCGCGAATAATCTGCTTCAGCTCCTCGGGAGTGTCTGGCTGAATGATGAGCTGGAGCAGCGCCGGCTGCGAGACGCTTGGCTTGCCCGTTATTTCAGATCGAGAAACATTGCTGAATGGCACGGGTAGATTGAAGCTTCGAATACCTTTGCGTTTGCACTCCGCGAAAATGAGTGCACGCAGATCTTCTTCGTTTATTCCCCCCGCCCCGAAGCGAAGAAAGCCTCTAGCTCGGCAGAGCCGAGTAACCGCCGCGTGACGACCTCGGGCAAGTTGGAGTAACTGTACGGACAATCTTCGCCGTTCTCTTTCGTCCACCGGAAATCCAACGAAATGCATTCGGGAGGCAACTTGAGCCGTCCGCAAATGTTGCCGGTAGAGTCGTAGGCGACGATCTGAGTCAGATGGATCTTCATTGAGAAACTCCTCTTTCTGGTATTTGTAGATCTGCGCCGTGCGGACGCAGTCTTCCGCGTTGTACTTGAGCAGCTTGGCGATAGGGGCTTTTACCGCCGCGAGGCCTTTGTCGTCTTCTTCGGTCGACTCGGCAAGCTCTGCTTTCCAGGGGCCACATCGCAAGGGGTAGATGACGGCTTGTCGATCCAAGGCGAGCCGTGATGTGGACACAAGAGCGCGACGCCCATCTTTAACATCTCCTCGTGGTCTGGAAACCGGCAACCCGTGGCGCCCGAGGATGGGAATGTCGAAGTGCTCTCCGTTGCAGAAGACTTTGGGGATTGAAGAGTCTTTGAAGACACGTCGTAGCTCCTTTTTGATCGCTGGTTTGAGTGGCCATCTCCAACTCATTCCGGTTTTGCTCACGACGTTGTGTTTGAGATCCATCAGTACCACGCCGATGCCAACGGCGCGTAGCTGAGCCCAGCGAGGCATGATGGCGTAGCGCCCGCAGGTTTCGACATCCACCGCCAAAGGAACACGAGCCGCGCGCACTTGGCTGATTAGTGCGCGCAGCTCGCCCACCGAAGGGTTCGCGAGAAGCAGAGGGGCCTCTGGCAACCCGAAAACCACGCGGCGGATAAATCCCTCGATGTGGGCGGTCAGGGGGCCTAACTCTAATGGGTTTCGAAAGCATGCGGCGGGATGGACTACGGGGAGGAACCAACGTTGCTGCTCGCTAGGCGAGCTGATTGCGCCCGCTCTTGTTCCTTCTTGAGCCGCTGGCGTTTGCGGCGGTACTCCATTTGACAACTCTTGCGACGGCAAAGAATCCGCGTTCTCCCCGCGTATTGGATCTGCCCGGTTGGCCTTCCGCAGACTTCGCACATATTTCTTGGTGCCATGTTTTCTCCTTCCCTTTAACTTCCTTCTTTTTTCCTTCAACAGCTTTCTTCTTTTTTCCTTCAATAGCTTTCTTCTTTTTTCCTTCAACAGCTTGGACAGCTTTTCTAAATCCAACGGAACATGAAAACCGAGGTACTTCCCGACACCCTTGTGCAGCCCAGTTAAAGCGAGGTAGGCGTTCTTGCCCATCGCGAGAACAGCCGTGCGTGAACGTTCACCTCCCGTTGCGCTGATCTCATCAATGAGTCGGCGAGAGCAACAATCGACTGCCGCCTTAGCTTCTCCTTCTCCATTAGTGATTGGGCGGCAGAGAGCCGCATTTGTAATCCAGATATCTGAGCGAGGAATGGTTGCGCCAACTTTATCGCAAGCGTTTTCCCAAAGTTTTCCAAGGAGGACTCCAGTGGCGCCGACAAATGGACGGCCTTGTCGCTCCTCCTCTTGACCAGGATCCTGCCCGAGCCATACGTACTTGGCGTTCGGTGGGCCTTCCGGTGGAACCGGCTTCTGCTTTTTCCGTGGGCATTCTTGACAGCGCGCCCCATGTTCTCGTGGATCATATTTGTTAATCCCTTCCCGTAAGAGAATAGATGATGGAGATGGTAAGAGAATTGGTAGAGAAGAAACCACTCCGGACCCGCGCACCTTGGTGGGAGACGTAGCGTCCTGGTTATGCGGGACCGAAGTGGACGCCGGCCCAATGCCGGCATTTTCTCGATGAGACATTTCAGTCTAGACGCCGTTCTCCGTCATCTCTATGAGAAGAGACTTGGAGATTTCACGTTTGCAGGCGTCGACTTCTTCTTGGGTGAGTTGGTTCACCGAAATCGCCTCAGCAAGGCGATCCGGATTGAGCTTGTAGCTGATTACTTGATCATAGAGATGAAGTGGATTGATGCCTTTTTTCTCCAGAAGCAGTCGAAATACTTTCTCCTCTGGCTCTTTGGAGAATGCGCGCCGCAGGCCCACTTTGTACACACCAACTTGGGCTTCGGCATTTTCCTGCCCATCAAACAGCGTCATGAGCCGCCGTTTAATTTCCGTGGAGCACTCTTCCATTGCCGGCGCCCATTTGCGCTGTATTCGGTGGCGCAGCATGGCCAAGTTTTCATCCGAGGTCCGAAGGTCCATGATCGCCGCTGCTAGGTTTATTAAAGCCGTGGTGATGGCGCCCTCGGACTTGGCAATTAACGCTGTCGTTGTCACTTTCGAGAGCGCTGTCGTTGTCTCTTTTTTGTGTTTGTTCCCTGTTTTTTCAACTCTCATGACTCGACTCCTTCGATGACTCCAAGCACGTCTTCTTCACGGATGAGAATTAAGTCATCGCTCAAGTCAAACTGAGCGCTTGACACTTTGGTTCCAGAGTACCGATTGAATAGAACGACATCGCCTTTCTTCACCCCAACGGGGTAGCGGTTTCCATCGTTGAGAATGCGCCCATTGCCAACGGCGATCACTTTTCCTTCTACCGGTTTTTCTTGCGCGGTTTCGGGAATGATGATCCCACCTTTAGACTTCTCCTTGGCTTCGTTCTGTTTGACTAAAATCCGATCACCTAGAGGTCGAATTCGCATGGCTTACCTCCGCCTCTTAGCTGGGGGCGACGGCGCTCTTTTGGCTGGGGGCGGCCGTTGTCGTGGTGACACTAGCGGAGCCATCAACCTGTTTTGCGTTTCCTGTGTTACCTCAGGGGGGTACCCTGCTTCATTCTCGATGTCTGGATAGTCAGTTTCAGGGTACCGCCCATCGGACTCACTTTCATTGTCACTTTTGACGTTCTCAGCCACGTTCTCAGCCACGTTCTCAACCGCGCTCTCAGCCATCTGAGCTGAGTTGGCGGGAATCCAATAGTCGACGCGCACTTGGGGGCGCCCGCGGTACTCCTCGGCTTTCAAGTGGGCGCGCATTGAAGCTCCATTCTCTTGAATCCATTGAAGTACTTTGTCGATGTGGCCAATCGCCTCTTTGCACTTGGGGCTACCGGGATGATCCGGCAAGTCGAACGAGATGTCTCCCGTGTAACCGGCAGACTCAGCTATGTCATAGAGGAGCATGACAGCCTGAGGTTGCAAGCTCAACCAGAGCGGAAATTGGCGCTCGCCTCCTCGAATTGGATCCTCGCTTCCCTGAATGGTGAAAGTCATCTGACGCACCGGAAACTTGCCGGCTTTCACTTTCCAACCCATCCACCCTGGTTTGCCCATGTTGTGAAGAAAAATTGTGTAGTCCTCCTCTTCAATAGCCGGCATCTGTGGCCTTGGTTGACCTGGTTTGTAGTCAAATCGCGCTTCGCCCTGTGGGCTCATTTGTGCTCTCCTCCTTGGGTTTAACTACTGTGCACTACTTCTTGGCTTTAGCCGTTAACATACTACTTCTTGGCTTAGCCGCTAACATACTACTTCTTGGCTTAGCCGTTAACATACTACTTCTTTACAGCAACAGGTTTGGAACGTGGAACAGGGTTGGAGCTAGAATTAGAACCCTGTTTCTTCACTTCATTGAGAATCCACCGAAGGTCCGCTGGGCATGGACTGGGAATGTTCCATCGCGACTTCACCGCGTAGTCCGCGGCTTCGCCATACCGCTGTGTGTGCAATTGGCCTTTGAAAACGCGACGGCTTTTCCCGCCCGGTATGGACTCCGTTACGAAGCGGCAAGTCATCCGGGCAATAATGTCGCAGTTTCCTGGCACCCACCGCTTGGCTTTTCCCTGGAGATCTCCTCGCCCCTCTTCTTTGAGGACTCTTCCACCGAGCGTGTCCTCGTATGTAGGGGGCGCTTCCCACGCTGTAATAATGACTGACTTGCCGGCGCGAGTTGCTCTGTCGCAGGCCGACTCAATCTGACGGAAGCCAGCTAGGAGTTGGCCCCAACCATCCCAGCCCATTGCCTTCTCGCCTTCTCCATTGCTCAAGTAGTCCACGGCGCGACCACAGAGCGTGGTGACATTGTCGAGGGAGATGCAATGGATCGACTTGTCGTTGGCAAAGCTTTGAATGGCGCGAATGGTCGCCGGGAAAGGATCGATCCCGCTTCCTGGAAGGACATCGACGGGAATGTCGGATGGAAATCCTTGGGTAAGCAATGAGGTAGGGCCGCTCTGATCGCTGGTGACGAACGCCACGCCCCGGCCATTGGCATCAGCAAGGGACATTGCCAAGGTTGTTTTGCCGACGCCTTCGGCACCGAAAATGAAAGCGTAGATTTGGCCGCGAGGCAACTTTCCAATCGTCGTTAGCGCCATGGCTCAGTTTCCTTTCCAGGTTCAGGTTTCCATTCGTTCAATGACACCCCATCCGCGAATACATACCCACCTGCACCGCGTTGACCTCGCAGGCATAAAGCGCGAAAAGGACATGGGCCTAATGGGCGCAGACAGGAAGTAATCCGGCGCTCCACTCCGTCGTTCCAGCGGATCATCCGCGCTTGGTGAACGTACTCCGCGGCCACGGCGGGAAACCACTTGAGCGCGTGGCTCATCTCGGAGATTGGCAGTGGAATTCGCGATGAGCAAGACGGCCCCTTCTTCCCATTCGGCTTGACAATGACGTCTAGCAGAACGCCGGCTAGAGGTCCAAACCTTTTCGTTTCCTCTTTCGTCCAGAGGGCGCAGCCAAGAAGCGGCTGTCCATTGAGCATGTAGATGTCTCGGACGCGACTCGGCGAGCTGCTTGTGGTTTTGCACTCATCAAGCCAGGTTTTGCCTTGCCATTTTACAATCGAGTCGAGGCGCGAAGTGCGCCACGTCCAACTGTCAGACACCGCAGCGAGGCCGCGGGCTTTCATTTCGTATTCAACGGCGAGGACTTCCGGTTTGGGGCGAATGCTCCAATATTCGATGTACTTCTCCAAGCATTGGACTGCGATCGCCAAGGCGCCCGGCATCATCGGCGGCAGGTTTTGCGCTTTGTACTCCTTGAGGTAAAGCGCGAGCGCCTCCCGCCAGCGATCTCCTTTGTAGCCATCGGCGAGCCATTGCGCCCGGCCGACGTGGACGAGAGTGCCAATGCCGAGCGGCTCTTTTAGGAAGGCGGCGCCTCGCGGCGAAATGCCTCGCACTCGCGAATACTGGTATTCCTTCGGGCAACGAGGCAACGCTTCCAGCTCATGCCATCCTTTGGCGGAGGCACCGAAGAAAAAAGGAACGAGGTTTCTATTTGGTTTCATAATTATTCAGCCTATAACCAACCTACGGTTTAATTATTCAGCCTATAACCAACCTACGGTTCAATGCCCTTTTGGGCGCAGATCCATTCCGAAAGGACTAAACTTCCTTCGTCGCCTTCGTTCCAAACTTCCGAGTCTTCATGGACTTGGGAAACTGGTATCCAATGTTTCTCGCCGGTCGGGAGTTTAACCAGAATTGCTTTGCCGCTGTCTGAAATTTTGAGACAGTGGCAGTCATTAACACGAACGCATTCGTCTCGGCTAAGCATTATGGCTCCAATCATTGCGCCGTCGTTCTTGCTCTTTAAGCTCAACCTCAAGTGCTTCAACTGACTTCTTCAAATGACCGATTGTTTCCCACGCTACCTGAAGTGACTTGATCGCCTGTACCGCAATGCTTTCGAGCAGAGAGAGCGCCAGTACGCGTTGCAGTCGCGATCTGCCATCTGTTACTTGTCGAGCATAGTCTTCTACTTTGAGAAGCTCGGCTTCGAGATCAACCAATGTTGGAGATGGATAGGGACCGATCATAGGACACCTCACGTTCATACATTTTACGCAGTACCTCTGACACGGTATTCGGTTTAAGCGCGTCGTGGAGATCTTCCTTGGTGCGCTCTTTGCGGCCGTCAAGCTTGAATTGCTCGGAGAGTTTCCGGGTGAGAATGGAAACGTAGTGCTCGTCGATCGAGCTTCTCATTGCCCAAATGCGGACAATCAGCTTGCCCTCATTGCCCATCCGGGCGAACCGGCCAATCCCCTGGCGCAGCTTGTCGGGCGTATAGTCAAGGCTCGCCAGGTTCATCACTTTCGCCCATTGCAGGTTGGCGCCCTCGCCAATGCTATCCAGCGTAGCAATGAGAGTTGGCGTAATGCCTCGCGCTTGGCAATGTCCGACGTACTTATAAATTTCCCCCAACCGTTTCGCCGGAAGGTGGCTGTCTCCGTGTACTCGAAAGCAGGTGACTTGATCTCCGGCTTGTCGGTTGGTGGTAAGCACCCGGTTGGTGGTAAGCACCTCGCCGCGCAGGTTTTCCACCTGCTCTTTCATCCAACAGAATGTAATGCTTGGAATCCCCGCGTCGATGTCAGCGCGGATCTGCTGTGCGATGGGAGACTGCTTCGCCGCATTCACCGCGCGCAAATGGGAAACGACACACGCCGGACCTTTATAAGCGTCGCGAAGCGACTTCGTTACCGAAGGCGGCGCATCTAACCATTGGGTTTGGAACTTCGTTTGAAACGGTAGCTCGTTCCAGACGTCTTCCTTGATGCGACGAAAGGAACAGAAACCCATTCTCTCCCGAAGTTCTTGTTCATTTGATAAAACGCCCGTGGACAGCCAACCTGTAAACGAATCTCGTCGCCCGCTTGCGTAACGCTCAACGAAAGCGGAAAAACTACCCCAAGCACTTGGTGAGACAAGGTCAAGGATAGGATGGAGCCTGGCAGCGTTGTTATAGAGAAGGCTTCCTGTAAGGCCCACCCGCCCGGCAGCAAAAGTGGTGGCCGCTTTAACCGCTTCGAGACGTTGCGTTTTGTAACCACGGACATTGTGCGCCTCATCAATGATTAGGTAGTAAGGCCGATGGCCGATCGCCGTGACGGCGCGCTCCGCGTCTAGGTAGAATGCAATCAGCCAATTAAGCGTGGACATTTCGATGGGAATTGTCGACCGCTTGTCTGACATTGGCCAAAGCACCGCCGCTTTCGTTGCGCCGCATCCATCGGAACCGAACGCGGGCGCCCAGCGTTCCACTTCGGAAAGCCATTGCGTTTTGAGAAACGCAGGGCAGAGCACGAGGCGCACTGCGCTTGGATCGAGAACTGACATCGCGGCAATAGTTTCGACGGTTTTGCCTAAGCCGATGTCGTCATTGTTGAGCACACCTTGGACAATGCGCTTGGCAGTGAAGGTTGCGCCCTCGCGTTGAAACTTTGGCAGTTTGTCTGCGTTCGGTAAATTGTCATTGAATGAGGGGCGCTTCAAAATAATATTGTCCAAGCGCGCTACCGCGGCGACCGCGTGATCTGAGTCGCCATCAACGCACCCTTGATTGTCGACATTGGCACCCGGAATGAGTTGCGCCAGTTCCATACAAGCTTCTGGGCGCGCGCCAAGGCGCGGCTCTAGGGCGATCCGCTTTCCTTCAATGTAGCGATTGGAGATTTGTGTAGTGGTAAAAAGATGGCTCATTTTGATCTCATTACTTCGGGCGCCAAGTCCAGATAGAGCCGGGATGATCTTTGAAGTCAGTGCGAAGCGTGATGCCTCCGCCTGTCTTCATGCGGCGGACCATAATTCCACCGTCCGCGGCGGCCCACATTGCACTTGAGCCGCGCATCATGTCCCAATCTTCGTCGTCGTCTGTAGCCTTTTGCATGCGCCGATTTTTACGCGCATGGTGGATGAGCAGGATGCAGCCATTGCGCTGCGCCATTGCCTGCTTCAGCGGAACGATGTGCCCGACAATATGTGGATCATTCTCGTCGCAATGGTGAAAGTGAATGAGCGGATCCAAAATGAGGAGCGTCGGATTCAAGTCAGTAACCAGCTCAAGCAGGTTGAAGCCAGGTTTCGGCTCATCTAGCTTCCAATCCCAAGGGTTGCGGGCAATTGTAAAATCCCAGTTTATGGTGGGATCGGTAATTTTGTATCCAAGGACTCTCGTTTCGTAGATGTGGCGAAGCCTGCCAGCGCTTTGCTCCGCGGGGAAGTAGATGACGCTCCCCCGAAGCTTTGGCGCCTGATGCGCTGGATCCACTTCTATGCCTCTCGTAATGGCGGCGGCGATGTGAAGCGCTAGCGTTGACTTATACGTACGAGCCGCGCCGACCAGGAACATTAGACCGGGTTGAATGAGACCCGGAATGATCCAATCCGGCGCCCTCGCCGGAGCTTCTCCAATCGGCTGGAGAAGCTTTTTGTAATTCTCCAGGCGAGCTTGTTGCTCGGCAGTATGTTTTTCGCTGCTCATCTTTTCAGGGTAAATTATCTTTTCGGGTAAATATATTTTCAGGGTAAACTTCGCAGTCTCCGCAAACCACCACTAATTGCCCCTTCACGATGCGGGGGTTTCGAGTGATGACAAAAGGCCGCTCGCAACGCGCGCATAGGTCGTCGCGCAAAGTCATCTCTTGAAACGGCTCAATGCGCTCTTGGAGCGTTCTAAGCTTCGTCTGGCTCATGGTTTGTCCTCGTTTTACCCGCAAGAGTGTTACTCTCGGCAAATGGAGCAGAAGGTTGCGTCGATGCCATCGGCGAGGTAGTCGCCATAGCAAGAGTCGCAGCGACCATTGAGGTTGTTGAGAATGTTGATAGCTAAACCGCAGTCGAGGCAAGCGGCGCGCTCGTCGCGGTGAGCCAGGTAACCCCAGCGGCGAGCTTGCTCTAAACAGCGCTCGCAGAAGCAGTCTTCCGCACCTAAGTGGAAGCGCCGGTTCGCCCTTCGGGCAATTTCGGATACGTCAGCTACATACAGCGAGGGATCAGGTCGAATGGTAAGTCGCAAGTCCATAGCTCAGCCTCCTATGTTACAGTGTTACTCTGCATACCACAGTGTTACTCTGCATACCACAGTGTTACTCCGCACACCCACTAGGATCGAGCCGAAAAAGGAAAAGGGGGAATTCTACCTTCTCGGCTCTCACCCACTAGGCGCGCACTCACTCAACGCGCTCTAGTTCGCGACTTTGACTCGAACCAAGTCCAACAATTTGCCCCCCTCTCGCTCCAGCTTGACGCGCTCGTCCTGGTACGGAATGGAGCGAGCATATGCAGTTACGCCGGTCACTGCATCCCACAGAGACTCTATGGGGCGCCCTTCATCGCTCAAATGAGCGGCTTCAATTCCCTTGGCTTCTGACTTGGAGAAGCGCTTGCTCAAGAAGTCAGACACCGCGTCGCCGTCGCCTAAACGGTGCTGGCGGGCCTCTTTGAGCGTGGCCTCCAGAGTCTTAGTTTCGGACTCAGCGTAGCGCTCAATCGCCGGAGCGGCCTCCTCAATCCATCGCCATGGTGCTCCTGAGGTATGGCGAATGCGGACTTCTTTGTAGCCCTCAGCTCCCCAAACAATCCGATTGCAGCAAACGTAGTCAAAGAGGAAACCGGCAATGCCGACCGTCTGCGCGCCGACCTCGCTGTTCCAACAAAAGAAACCACGAGCCAGAGAGCCGGGTTGTCCGTTTCGACGGTTGGGCGTCTCAATCCGGCGATCTTCGTCGGCTAGGAAAACGAAGAAGTCTCTGTCCGAGGCGTAGAGCGTAGTGTTGGCCTTGGTCACTTCAGTCAGTGCCTTGCCGAATTCTCCTGGTACTCGGAAGTGGCCGGTGACACCGTCCCCGAAGCGCTCGGTAAGCGCTTGGACAATGTCCGCGTTCCAGATGCGCCCGTAATTGGGGCCGGTGACAGCGTGAATCTGCACTTGCTGCTGTGGTTGGCTCTCGACATCCACCTCCACACGGCGGAGTAGAACGCCAATCTCATCCACTTCACGAGAGCGGAGCCCCCAATTGAGACAGTCAGCGACGATTGGGCTCGGCAGATCCCGCAGGTAGCCGGCGGGCGCTCCCGCTCTTTGGGCCAGTTGCGAAAATGCCCAATGAGTGGGAACTACCGGCGTGCCATTGGGGCCGACCACAGCGAGACCACGCTCATTGCCAATGAGGGGCTGGACTTCCAGAGCCCGCGTGCTGAGCACCTTCGCGGCACTGTTCCGCTTGGCCAGCAGACAATGCTCAAGCAATTGGGTTAACGAAGTGAAGCGCTCGTCTTCTGGCCGGCTTGCCCACTGTCGACTTGCTTGCGTTAGGTTCATGACTCACTCCATGTGCTGGACTCCGCGCCAGCGTGCGATGAGGCTAAAGCGCCCCGAGATTGGTGCTTGCCGATGGCGTAGGAGTCGAACCTAGGTTCAGGCAAGCGCCGCACTCGCGAAGCTCTAGAATAATTTAACAGCGTACTGTTGCGTGCATTTTTGAGGCCACGTGTTCGCGTCATTGAAAGTGTACGTCATGCGCAGACGCTCCTCGAATTCGTCGATAGAAGTAGCGGGGTGGAGAGCCCAGTTACAAAGCAAGCAGCCGCAAGCGGCCATCTTCTCACGGCGAATTTTCGCAGCACGAGCGGGAGTCATTTTGACCGGTCCAGTTGAAATGGAGATCATCGCTCTACCTCTAGTTGAAATGGAGCTCATCGCTCTACCTCCGCGGTAAGCGAGAGGACGAAGAGCGCGAGAATGGTCAATGTGTAATAGGCGAGAAACATAAGGTCAGCCTCCTTATGGGTTGTGAATGTTACCAGCTACTGTGCGAATTGCAACTGACTGCTATACGATGAATGCTACCAACTGCTATACGATGAATGCTACCAACTGCTATACGAAAGCGCTCTGAAACGATTGCATCCGATGAAAACGAGCCTCTATAATAGTAAAGCGAAAGAATCGTGCCAATCATTCAGATTATTTAACGCTGCGTAATTTAGGCTCGGTAACCTGAGGAGCGAAGCGCCCTCCGATCGAGCGGGTCCATTCCTTGAAGCGCTTGCGCGTGGTGACCGTGTCGCCCTCAAGCTGCGCAATGCCGAGCGCCACCATGGAGCGCACGATGCGTTCAGCTACTTCACTGGCAGGTTTGGTGAGTGGATGTGTGGGAGGCGGGATTGCCAGAGCGCCGAATTCTTTGTGCTCGACTTCGTAGAGAGCGCGCTCTTGAACCGCCGCTTCGCGGCAAATGCGCTCTAGAGAAGTGGGACCGCTGAGCAGCAAGTCGGCAATGTGGCAGGCGATGTAGGGGCGTCTGTCAGTGTCGTGGTTTAACTGCAATCGAGTCTTGCTGCGCGCGGTAGCTCTGGGCAAATAGCCCTTGGCAAATTGCCCAAGCGCCTCGGCGAGCTTGTTGTGACCTTCTTCCTCTGTGCGAGCGGTTCCCTCCGCGATGACTTCATTCTTGCGCCAACGAATCGCCCAATACCACACTGTACTATCTCGATCCAAGCGAACTATGCAGCTAACTTTGGCTGGAAATCGGGTGTTGATCATGGCATCCTGTATCCTTCCTTGTGCACCACTGTGCCTATATAGTAGCACAGTGTGGTGCACGAAGGAGATATAAATAGAGGAGGAAAAAGTCAACCAAAAACAGGAATTTTGTGGGGTGGAATGTGGATTCTCCCAGAGGGGGCGCGTAGAGTAGTGCTGTGAGCGCCGCATTGCCCGTAGGACGAGCGAAGAATAGGCCAAAGGACCAAACTACCGTCCAGCGCGCTGAAAACGCCCTGACAACCGCAGAGGACCGTTTACCGTCAATTACAACTCGAACGAGATTGAGAATGTTGGCGCCTCCGAAAGAGGCGACTCCGAGTGAAAAGCGCATTCACATCAAGAGTTTGAATCGACTAATTTGGGTGATGGAAACTGAGAGAGGCGCTGCGTGCCGCCATGCGGCGGCGACTCTGATCGCAATGATCTCGCTCGGAATAAAAAAAGCGAGCGGCGACGACTCGCGCGACTTGAAAACTGGAATTGCCGTCAATGTGGTGATCGATCCGAGCGGCGTCGGCGGAGCCAAGTATTCTGTACCGAGCAGTACAGAAGCGCCGAGCGCTGCATTGCCGCCAGGCGCCGCCGCTCTCGTGGAGGCTACTGCCATGGAAGCCACCGCCCTGAGCGCAGCGAGCGGAGCGCGCGAAGCGCGCGACGAGAGCGGAGCGATCTCACCCGATCTGATCGGCGAGGATCTGATCGCCGCGCTGGGCGAAGTGGCTGCGCCTGGCGGCGAGGGCGCGATCGCAAACGAGGGCGCGATCGCAAGCGAAGGGGCGCCGCTGCGCGGCGAAGCTTCCCCTCTAGAAAATAGTACAGACTCTAATAACGATGGCGACCCCTCCGGGGTGGATGGCTTTTAGATGGGACCCGAGGGTAAGGTAGGCGCCGCCGAGAGGTCTCTAGCGACAGCTCTAAAACCGGGTCTCTAGCGACAGCTTTAAAAATGTTCGTTTGACAAAAACCATAATCAATACGACAATGTGAAATATGGGCTGGAGAGATCGAGCAAAGAAATTCGGCTGGACGCATTGGGCGCTGATTGGGATCGCCGTTTTTCTGATTGGGTTCGATCTTTGGATCGCCCATGAGCGCGCGAAGGGTACGTGGATGGCGACCGAGTCGCAGGTTTTGCTGGATTGGGCGTTGGAGCATCCCGTCGTGCCGTTCGTGATGGGAGTGCTCTGCGGGCATTGGTTCTGGCCGCAGGCTTCGAAGTAGGCGTCGTTAAGCTTCAAGAAGAAATTGACCGTCAGAGCGATGCCGAGTAAACGTCAGGTACTGCGGGGCGGTGTCCAGAGACACGCTCGGGCTCATAACCCGAGTAGCACGTGCAACTCGTGGCTCCGCAATGCGCCCGGCCGAAGAGGGCCCACACGCTTCGCCAGCAGCCTCCGCAGACTTCGCACCTCCGCAATCAACTTAAAAACATCCTCGCGGCAACAAATGAGGATCGCTGCACGGACCTCAGCGGCTACAATGGCGGCGTGGCAGGTTTCGCCGCGGGCGCCAACCCCGACGCAGACATCGCATTCGCACTCTTCGAGGCGCTTAAGCCAGCGTTCTCTTTCTTCGGCGCGAGCCTGGCGAACGACTTCCAGAAGCTCATTCTCTTGGACCCAAATATTCATTTTGCCCTCAGGCGGCAAGCGTTCAATTCGTCGATCAACGCGTTCATCTCCGCTGAGGCGGGAACTAACTCGCCGCTATGTACGTGTTCGATTGCCCCAGATGGCAGATAATGAAAGTGACCATGTTCTATTTGGGGATGAGTGGATGGTGGGTGACAATCTAAGTAAAAAAGACGCGCCGCGCCGAAGATCATCAGATCGAGCCCTAAGAATATTGCTAGAAGAATTAAATACGGTTTCATTTCAGTGCAGAGAGCAATACGACAATGAACAATAACCAGCTAGTCCAGAATAGATGCTCGTTCATTGGCGCCTTCTTTGAAACCAAAGTCCAAATAGACGGCCGCAGCGTGAACAGAACACTGATTCATCACCTTGAAACCAGCCCGATTCAAAATCTCGGCGGAAATGTTTTCGGTGGCCGAAGATCAAACACCACAGTTGAGCGAGCGGCGTTCGTTCTTGCCTGACTTGTTCAAGAAAAGTCATCGCGCTGATCTCCTTGGACGCTTCCTGTTGGCCAGCCCCATTCGCCGGCCCCGTTCCTTGAGGGACTTCATTTTAGCAGGTGTCATTCTGACGCCTCCGCGGCGGCCGAATTCTTTCCAGTAAGCTTGAAGGGCCTCTTTGGCGAGATCCTTGACTTCCTTGGAAGTCTCGAATCCATCGAGAATTCTTAGATACAGCGGAACTTTTTTACCCATTCAACAGCCTCCTATTGTCGATATAAGGCTATATAATCGAACAATAGGACGTTGTCAATTAAGATACCGGATTCGCATAGCCGAGACCGCAAACCTGGAACAGCGTGCCGCCCTGGCCGAAACCATAGGTAACTTGCAGCATCAAGTTTCCAGTAGTGGAGTCTTTGTAAATGTTGAAGGCGCCAAGTGTGTCTTTCGTGACCGTCCATCCATTCGGGGGGCCTTGGGAATTGACGAAGGGTGAAATGAGAATTAGCCCGTTCGTACCGACTGCGGGTACCAGCGCGACGCGTAGCTCGGTGTTGGAGCCTCCATAGCGCTCGAAGATCGCCAGAGCGCCCGAGAAGCTGTGATCTGCGATCTGCACGGGCGAGCCTCCGTCGTAGTAGTGGATCAGATCGTTGATTGTGGTTGGAACTGGATCAATGGGCATTGCAGAATCTCCTTTTAATGTCGTAGCATGAACCTTCGCCGCGTTCTTGGCCAGAGGTTTTAAGGGCGCCTTGCTTGAGAACTCCAAGGTTGCAGGTAAAAACCGCTGAGGACTGTGGATCCAAGACGCGGAGTTTCTATGTCCCTAATTCGCCCTACCTATAAGCCGAAAGGCATTCTCGCCCCGACGAGCGGCGAGCTTCTCGCCAACGTTTGGCAGTGCGGCATGTGCGGAGACTATAAGACGGGCAAGCCGCAAAATTTGCTCGGATTAGGGGATGTACCGTATTGTTCCAAGTGCGCCGCCAAGCTTCGCGGCTATGGAGGTAAGAAACGATGAACCAAGGCGGCTATGAGAGTGAAGGCCCGATGGGTCCAGGGATGCGGTATTCGCCGCGTCAAGCACGTCACTCGGAACAGGGAATGCCAACTCAGAGACCGGGGGCGCTTGGATCTCAATTCACCCCGAAACTGGCAAGCGCGCGCGCCATCGCGCTGCGCGGCGTCTTCGGGCGCCAACTGAAAAACAAGCAAGCGGGACGGATGAATGCTGCAATGAGCCCAGGCATCAGCGGCCCCAAGGATGGGCGCGGACAGGGCGTTTCGCCGCAGACAGACGGCGCCTTTGGCACCTACGGGCGGACGAGTATGCCGCATCGGCAAGTGCTGCGTACTTCACCAAGTCGCCCCGGAGCGCGGCGCGCCGAGCCAGCGGACGGCTCGACACCAGGCCCCGTGAATTCGCGGTAGCTTCATCAAATGGGCAGGCACATTACTTTTGAAGGGCTTCAACGTCAGATCAAGCTCGCCTGTGAGGAAGGCCGTCACATACCCAAGAAATGGCCAAAGGGCTTCACCCGCGGTATTCCGAAGCATCAACGCAAACGCCCGGTGAAAAAGGATGCCTTCCAAGTCGCCAGAACAAGCGAAGTTGATGCGAGCGGTGGCGCACGGCTGGAAACCGGATCGAATTAAAGGGCCTCCTGTTAGCGTCGCCAAGGAATTCGTCGCCGCAGACACTGCGAAGAGGGCGAACGCGCGCGCCGAGGCGCTCCGCAAGCGGATGGAGAGGTAAGCGGTGGATCTCCGCTTGCCCCATGACTTCGTGGCGCGGCCTTACCAGCGTCCGCTGTTTGAATACTTCTCCAATGGAGGCAAGCGCGGCGTTCATGTGTGGCACCGCCGTTCCGGGAAGGATCTCACGGATGGCCACATCACCGCGTGCCAAGCATTTCGAGAGGTAGGCGCTTACTGGCATTTCTTTCCGCTCTTTGAGCGAGCGCGCAAAAGCATCTGGGAAGGGTTTCGCCGGGACGGCGTCCGGTTGATGGACAACATTTTTCCCGGTTTCCTCATCGCTAAGGAAAATCGGCGGCCCTATGGCATCTGCAAACGTGTCGATGACGACTCGATGTCCATCGAGCTAACTAACGGCTCAATCTGGCGCTTGATGGGAAGTGACAAGGTTGAATTCGTCGGCGCCGGTCCGAAAGGCGTCGCTTTCAGTGAGTTTTCTCAGTGTAAGCCGAACGCTTGGGATCTCGTGCGCCCCATGCTTCGCGAGTCGCGCGGTTGGGCGCTGTTTAATTTCACGCCGCGCGGCAAAAACCACGCATGGGAGCTTTACAACAACGCTTCAAGAGCGGACTCAGGATGGTTCTGCGATCTGAAGACGGTTTACGACACCAATCTTACCTATGCGTCTTCGCGTTACCCTGGAAAGGAAATTACCGCCGTCGAGATGATCGCCGAGGAGCGCCTCGAAGGAATGAGCGAAAATCTCATTCGACAGGAATACGAGTGTGACTTCTCCGCGGCGACAATCGGAAGCATTTACGGCGAGCTTCTGGAGACGTTAGAAAAGCATGGGCAGCTCGACAAGCCGTTCGACTACGATCGGAACTCGCTTTTCACGGCGTGGGACTTGGGGATTGGAAAGGGAAACCAAACGGCAATCTGGTTCTTCACCTATGAGCCCTTGACGCGCGCTCCACTCTTCGTGGATTACTATGAGAATTTCGGCAAGCCCATTGAGCATTACTTCGGCATTCTGGAGGATCATGCAAGAGCGTTCAATTATAGGTACCTCCGGCATTATTTACCGCATGACGCGCGAGCGCGATCGCTTCAAACTGGCATGTCAATTCTTGATCAGTTTATGGGGCGCTTTCAGACGCATCAGATTGAAATAGTACCAGGTCTCTTGGTGGAAGACGGCATTGCCGCCGCGCGCAAAACGCTTCAGATGACCGGATTGCGGTTTCATCCGCGCTGCAAGCAGGGACTCTTGGCGCTGAAAGCTTATGCTTACGGTTACGATGAAGAGAAGAAGTGTTTCGCTAAAAAGCCGGAACATACATGGGCTTCGAACGGTTCGGACGCTTTCCGAATGGCGTCAATCATGATCAAACTGGGAGAGCAGTCGCATCGGTTCGAATCGGAGGTAGAACGAAAGAAAGGCCCCTTCATTTTCTATACGCATCACCCGGCGACGTTGGATGAGCTTTTTCAAGATCGGGAAAAGTGGTACCGTTCTTGAGGCGGTATTCTTAAGAGGGATCGGAATGATCAGATGATCAAGCTCGAAGGGCTCCAAGCGGCACTTACCTGTGACTATACCGATCCAAACGGGGAGAAATGTAAAGCGAATGTTCCAGGGTACCTTTTCCTCGCCGGCAACGGGACTCTGGAATTCGGAGCCCCGGCGCTGCTAATTCAGGATTGGTTGGTCAACTTTCACCCCGCGGGAAAGCGGGAGGCTTTTTGCAAAGCGCACGTGGAGCATGCGCCTCGCGTTGAGTTGGCTTCGGCAAAGAGCGCGCTTCTTGGAGGTCGTCAATGAATCAGTCTTCAATTAAACGGTATGATCCCGCTACCGTCTGTGTGAAATGTGGCGCCAGCGGTGCCGCTACCAAGTTTGAAGATCGCGTGATGTGGCGCCAGTGCCGGAATTGTCAATATACCTGGCAGGAGCTACCTCTCGACGCGGCGGAAATGTTTCCGAATATTACATTGGGAGATCTCGCGAGACCAGCAGGAGAACCTCAACCGTTGGTTCCAATCAGCAGACAGGAGCTGTTCAAGTCTAAGGTCAAATAGCGATGGGTTCCTGGCCAGACGTTCCGACTACCAACGCTCGCGGCGACGATCGCGAAGGCGAATTCGCGAAGGATCCGAAGAGTCAGGCGGAACGCTGGAAGTTTGAGATGGACGCCTCTTACAAAGAGATCTCCAAATGGCACAAGGAGGGCGAGCAGATCGTCAAGAGGTACTTGGATGAGCGCCCCTCCACGGGAAGCGAGTTTCCCCGAGACAATCAGACAAGATGGAATATTTTTACCCGCAATGTCCAGATGCAGAAGGATCTCGTCTTTGGAAAGACGCCCGTCGTCACTGTCACCCGCAAATTTGGCGATCCCAATGATGATGCCGCCAGAGTCGCCGGAATGCTTCTGGAGCGAGTTTTAAACTGTGAAATTGAGCGAGAGAGCGACGGCTTCAACACGTCGGTGAGCGCCGCCTATGACGACTATATGATCGCCGGCTTCGCCTGTGTAAAGCTGCGCTATGAAGCTGGCTTTGGCGTGCGCCGCGGGAAACCGCAGCTTGTTTCTAGCAATGGGCGAAGCGTTGCTCCAGCAATTCCAGATAGAACAGTGAAAGCCGACGAGGACGTTAAAACGGATTACCTCTATTGGAAAGACGTGCGTTGGAACAGCAGTCGGACTTTCAATGACTTTCGTTGGATGGGTTTCCAGAAAGAGATGACTCGCCGGGAGTTGATTGGGCGTTTTGGCAAGGAGATCGGTTCCAAAGTGCCGCTCAACGCGGCCAAGGCGAAGAAAAATCCTGAAGTAGATGCTCAGAAAATGGAGCCATGGGCGCGCGCCAAGGTTTGGGAAATGTGGGACAAAGTCAACGGCAAAGTTGATTGGTGGGTGGATGGCTTCGATCGAATACTCGACTCGAAACCAGACTATTACAGACTGTTCAATTTCTGGCCCTGCCCAACGCCGCTCATTGCCAACGCGACTACTTCAAAATTCATTCCGGTGCCGGATTTCCGATTGGCGAAAGATCTCTATGACGAGATTGACGCGCTGAGCACCAAAATTACTGCGATTACTAGAGTGCTCAAGGTCGCCGCCGCCTATGACAAATCGCTCGGGGATGACTTGAAGAAGCTCGTCAATGAAGCGGGGCTCAATGAGATGATCCCGGTCGCCAACTGGCCCAAGTGGCAAGAGAAGGGCGGCTTGGAAGGTTCGATTGACTGGTTTCCATTCGAAGCGGTGATTGTAGTCCTCGATAAGCTTTCGGATAAGCGCAGTGAGTTGGTTCAAGTCGTCTACCAGATGACTGGGTACTCTGACTTAATGCGTGGCGAGCAGATGGAGAACGGTACGCCTGGCGAGGCATACGTTAAGGCGAAGTTCGCTTCGATGCGCCTCCAGGCGAATCAGGACCGCTTCGCTCAATTCGTTAGTCGAGCGCAGCGGATTCGCGCTGAGTTGATCTGCAAATTCTACGACACGCGGACTATTCTTGAGCGCAGCAACGCGCAGTACACCTTCGAAGCGAACGATGTCCAATTATTGGGGCAAGCGGTCCAACTGCTCCGTGACAAGTTCTGGATGTACCGCATCGAAGTGAAGCCCGAGAATGTGGCGCTCACCGACTTCGGTAAAATGCAGGGCGAGCGGATGCAATTGATGACTGGCCTGGCGCAGTTTTTCGCCGGCGTGCAACCGATTGTGACGCTCATTCCGCAAAGCACCCCGCTCGTGCTTAGCATGCTGAAGTATTACATTGTTGGATTCCCCGGCTCTACTGAAGTGGAGAGCGAGCTTGATCGGGCGATGAGCACCGCGATGCGGATGCTCAAAGCTCAGGCGCAGCAGCCTCAAGCTGCGCAACCGCCAGATCCAAAGATGATCGCCGCTACCATTAAGACACAGGGAGATCTCGCGAAGATCGACAAACAGACTCAGGCCGACATGATGCTCCAGAAAACGGAAACCGAGGAGGTTAAGGTGCGCAAGGAGCATGAAGTCATGGCGAACATTGTCGAGGAGAAGGCCAAAGCGGCAATCCATGGCCGGGAGACTGGAAACCCTGACACGGCGCCAACGGGTGCATAAATGCCGCGTCGGATTTGGGTTTACAGCCGCTGCAAAAATGGGAAGGTAAAGAAACGCGAGGTTGGCCAAAACTGGAAGCCAAGTACGCGCAATAACGCGGTAAACTCTTATACCGAAGAGGCGAGAACTTACGCTGGCGCCAAGGCGACCGATGGGACGCCGATTGACACCAAGCGCAAACACCGCGAATATTTGAAGCGCGGCGCCTCACCTCACGAAGAGGCCAGGGGTGAGCTGGCGATGTCCCAAGACTTTGGAATGCAGCGCGACGGTTCCATTCGCGCTGGAAGTTTTTGGGATCGCAAACAGAAGGAACGCGATGCTTACCGAGGTGCTGATGGCAAAAACGTGCGCCATCCAGATCGGGCTGCTATTCGTGAAGCGGTGCGTCAGGCTTGGTACAAGCACACTGGCGAGTAGTTTTGGGCGCCTCGTTGCATAGAAGGGTAAAACGATGGCCTACAAGGTTGGATTTGAATGCACTGACGAGGAGTTGAAGCGCATTCGCGAGTCGCTGGATCATCGCCGCGTCACGCCGAACCTCGCCTCCGACTGGTTGGAGCGACTCCTCGGCACCATCGCCACGCTCAAGGCGAAAGTTGCGGTGGTTGAGGACGCTGAGAAGCGCAAACCAGATGGGAGCTTGCGAGATCAGTCACTGATTCAACATGGATAATTGAACAATGCCTGATAACCCTGACTTAGGGCCGTCAATCCGAGAGGCGCTGGAAAGCGCCACCGAGATTAAAGCGGCCGAAGCGGAAGGAGTCGGTTCGCCGCCAGGCGAACCCTCCCAGCCATCCACGCCGCCATCACCCGCGGCTCCAATTGAGCCAGCCGCGCCAGAGCCTCCGCGAAGAGTGGAGCCCTCATCCAAACCACGTGATGAGAAAAAGCCGCCGAAGCGCGACGAGAAGAAACCGATTGTCGAGGTAAAGCCTCGCCTTGGGGGCCAGCCGCCGAGTCCGACTGGTGCAACTCCTACAAGCGCACTGCCGTCAAAGCCTCAAGGCGAGGCTGCTTTACCGCCAATCCGCGCTCCGCAGAGCTGGACTCCAAAGGAGCGCGAGAGCTGGGCCAAGGTGCCTCGCGAGGCGCAAGAGGCGGTTTTTCGCCGAGAGCAGGAGATGTCCCGCGGGTTTCAGGAGATTGACTCCGCTCGCCGGAGCTTCGAGCCATTCGCGAAATTCAAGGAGGCGCTGGCGCCTTTCGAGGCGGGAATTCGCACTTGGGCGCCGAGCTTGGAGCAGGGCCTCGCCACGTTGGCGACGTACGAGAATATTCTGCGCAGCGGGCAACAGGGGCAAAAGGACGCTTTGTTTGCGCAGCTGCTTTACAACTACGGCGGTAGTCCCGAGGCGATCGCTGGGTACCTACAACACCTTTACCAAAATGGAGGAGGCGGGATGCCACCTTCACCCGGCGCTCCTGTTGGCGGTTCTCCCCTCGCCGCCAATGGGGCGCCGGTTGACATTCGCGGGCAAATTCGTTCGGCCATTGGCGAAATGGTAGAGCAGAGCGTCACGACACAGGCAGAGAATGAAGTCAACGCGGTCGCGCAGGCTTATGAAAGCGGCGCCGACTTCGAGTTTCTCGGCGACGTTTGGCAAGACATGGCCGACTACATTCAGATGCGAGGTGCTCAAGGAGTTGAAGTTTCGTTTGAGGACGCCTACGATTGGTCCTGTAGGTTAAACAATGAGGTGCAGGAAATACTCATGCAGCGTGACGAGGCGGCCAGAGCAGACGACGATGCCGCTCGCGTCCAAGCTGCGCGGGAAGCATCAAGCTCGGTTCGAGGAACGCCCGCTTCTCCAACTGGAGAAGGCGGCGGTGTTAACCCATCGATCCGAGATTCAATTAACGCCGCCTATGATCAACACACGGCGCGGTAAGTAATTTTGGAGAAGCGAAGGCTCATCTCCCTTTAGCGATCAGCATTGGGCTGTCACGCAGATACCTCTGAAATAATGGAGATCTGCAAATGGCTTTTCCGAACTATTCCGACATTGCTACTTCGGCAATCGAGTCTCGTACCAAGGTTATTGCCGACAACGTCACAAAGAACAATGCGCTATATGCGCGTTTGAAGCAGAAGGGTAAAATTAAGTATGCCTCTGGGGGCGTGCAGATCCTTCAAGAGCTGAGCTTCCAAGAGAACCTCAACGCCGGGTGGTACAGCGGCTATGATCAGCTTCCGGTCGCCGCGCAGGATGTCATCTCCGCAGCGGCTTACCAATGGAAGCAGCTCGCGGTGCCAGTTGTCATCTCCGGCCTTGAGCAGATGCAGAATTCCGGCAAGGAGGCGATGTTTGATCTCCTTGAGGCCCGCATCGAAGTCGCCGAGTCAACGATGGCGAACTATATGTCCCAGGGCGCCTATGCGGACGGCACTGGCTTTGGCGGCAAGACTCTCGCAGGCTTAGGGGCGCTCGTCGTACCGAACCCGGTAACTGGCGTCGTCGGCGGCATCGACTCAAGCGTTTGGAGCTTCTGGCAGAACCAATTCACCGGCTCATTGGGGGCTCAGTCCGCGGCCACAATTCAGCCGAACATGAATAACCTGTGGGTTAAGTGCATCCGCGGAACGGATCGGCCTGATCTGATCATCTTCGACAACAGCTTGTTCAGCATTTACCTATCCAGCCTTCAGGCGATCCAGCGCATCACGCAAGCGAACGAAGGACAGCTCGGCTTTCCAAGTGTCAAGTACATGGATGCCGATGCGGTGCTGGACGGAGGCATCGGCGGATTCGAGACCGCCAACGTCAGTCACTTCCTCAACACCAATTACATCTTCCTGCGCCCTCACAAGGATCGGGACATGGTGACGCTGTCGCCTAATCGGCGCGTGGCCATCAACCAGGATGCTGAAATCGCCATTCTCGCATGGGGCGGAGCGATGACCTCAAGCGGTCGCCGATTCCAAGGCTACTTCCAGGGCAGCTAACCCGAAAGGAAAACTGAACATGCCTATTGACTATAGATTTGGCGACGGTTCGACGATCGGCGGATCGCCGATCACTCAGCTTGACGTTCCTCCTGCTTCGGGAAGCGGTTACCCGCAGATCAACCCCGCGCTGGTTCCAGCCGGAGCGAGGATGCGTCTTGGGCAGATTGTGAAGGCTTACGACTTCTCATCCACGGGTTATGGCGAAGGCGAATTCCAGTACATAAAATTCACCGGCGCCGTGGTTGCGGGAGATGTCGTCCTTCTTGATCAACTCAACTTCCGGGGAATTCAAGCGGCAAGCGGCGCGGTAACTACTGGCAGAGGACGTGTTGGGATTGCGATGGCTTCGCATCCGAATGCGGCCACCACGAACGACTTTGGATTCGTGATGATCCGCGGCGTTCATACTTTCGCCAACGTGGCGACGCTCGGTGCCGGGCAAAACAACCTACCGATGTACTTGTCAGCAACAGCAGGGCGGATGAGCACCGGGGTGGTTGCCAACTACAAATGCGACGGCATTTTCGCCCGAGTTGACACTTTCACCGCTGGGCCTACTGAAGGAAATTTCATCGAGCTCCAGTGGCCGACGGTTTCTGGTAACGGGTAATTAGAAAAGGAGTCTGGTAACGGGTAATTAGAAAAGGAGCAACATGCCAGCGCCGCAATTTCCCAATTTCAGTGTGTCGCCGCTTCGAGCGGCGCCTCCTCCAGCCCCGCGTAGTCAAGGCCCGGATGGAACTCCCATTGGCCCGCTTCCCACGGCGGATTCCGTAGCGACCGCGCTTGCCTATGGCGCTTTGGGGAAAACCCCCGGAGAGATCAACGTTCAGACTGGCGAGGGCCATCCCTATGCCAACTTGATGGACTCGCGGCTATGGGTCGGATTCTATGATCGCCCGGTCTATGACACGCGACAGAGCGAAGGTTGGAAGGAGATCGTCTATGATCCTTTCGACGAAGTGGGCGTCAAGCTGAAACATTTTCCCCCCGGTATTTATGAATGGAAGGACGACGGCTCGGGAAGCGGCAAGGGCGAGTTTGTCTGCGTTGCCGAGCGCGGCGTGAAGCGCGCCCGGTATAAGATGATCCCCTATGTCAAAATTCAGGTTCCCGGAGAGCTTGACTACCGAGATCGCGAAGTCCGCGAGTCGGACAAACAGCGCTTTGTTCGCCAATGGGATGCTTACCAGCATGGGCAAAACCAAGACGAGGCGTCGGGGCACTTACTTACCTTCATGGCGGAAGCGGGACTCATCAGCGAGGCGCAGATTAAGGAGCTGAATTACTACAAGGTGGTGACGGTGGAACACCTCGCCGACTTGAGCGATCACGTCTGCGCTCAATTCATGGGGGCGCAGGAGTTGAAAAGAAAGGCGAAGCATTTCTTAGAATCGCTCAAAGTCGAGGAGCCCAAGGCTGAGCTGAAAGCGGAGTTGGAGAAGCGCGACAAGCAGATTGCCGATCAACTAGCGATGATTGATCAGCACCGTGCTCAAGTGACCGAGCTGAAGACTCAACTTGAAGCGTTGCAGGAGCAATTCACGTCGCCTCGCCAATCTCCTCTAGCTGATTAACGGGAGCGTTGATCAACGACAAGGAACGGAGAAACGCCGCAATGAACTATCCAAAAAGCTTTCGCCCGGCGTCGAGGGATCATCATACCTATTACACAAAGTACAAGACAAAGGATCCTTTCGGGCACGACATCATCGCGGAGTTCCACACCGAGTCTTACAACGAGTGGCGAGACTTTTTAGAGCGTCACAAAAACGACGTGATCCCATTGCCGGCTGGATCTCTTTCTCCCGAGGTTCAGAATCGGGTCAACGTGGAAGTGGAGCGGAGCGGAGTACCGCCTCCAGCCGGGCAGGTTGCCGGTACCGGTATTGGTGGTGTTGGAAGCAGCGGCGTTGGAAGCAGCGGCGTTGGAAGCAGCGGTCCGAAGCTTGGAAATTGGTAGCCTGAAGCTTGGAGGTTAGGCATCGCAGTTGGAAGGTGAACGTGACGATTGGCGTTTCTGGAACAAGAGACTTGCGGCTCGATCATCAACGGAGCCGCGGTTGACACTGGGCTTGCGTCGAGTGTGGACCCATTGGCGGATACTTCTGCGCTCATGGTCCAACTGTCTTCGCTCTTTAACCAGCTCGGTCGAATTGTTCGTCGTGCTCATCAGTGGTCTCTTTTAGACAACCTTTATTCATTCTCCACTGTCGCCGGCCAGGGTTTCTACACTCTGCCGTTTGACTACGGCCGAGTCATCGATCAAACCCAGTGGAATAGGACAAACCGCCTGCCGCAAGGCGGCCCCCTCGGTCCTTCCGAATGGCAATACCTAAAATCTCGACTCGTCGGCGTCGTCTTCACGACGTTGTTTCGAGTCATCCAGGGCAACTATAGAGTCTACCCGGATACCAACACTCCTGGAAACTATGTGCTCGCCTACGAGTACATTAGCCGGTACTGGGTTCTCCCTACCGGCGTAATTACTCCACCGACTTATGTCGAATGGAACAACAACACTACCTACGGAGCAAACAGCTATGTACGTTTCGGAGGAAACCTCTACCTCACCGCGGCGGGAGGACTTACCAATTCGGTCGGCCCCGGTCCAATTGGAATTACTTCCGGACAGCCCGCTTGGGCACAGAGCACTGTCTATTTCACTGGGCAACCTGTCACCGCTAACGGGAACACTTATATTTGCACTAAGGGAGGAACCTCCGCCAGCGCTGGCACAGGTCCCAGCGGTACGGGTGGGGCAATTGTCGATAACACCTGTACTTGGGCTTTCACCGCTACAGTTGGAGCTTCAATTACGGATGGAACTGTAGCCTGGACGTTCGTCTCTCGCATTGGGGAGGATCAGGCGACGCAGAGCAATGACATCTGTCTGTTTCCCGCGTCGATGATGCGCGCCGGTCTCGTCTACGCCTTCAAAAAGGCGCACCGCATGGCGATGAAGGAAGACGAAGACGACTGGAAAGATGCTTGGCAACAGGCGCTCGACGATGATTGGCCCGCGGATATTTTGCGCCTGGACAAGGCTAGCGGCGATGTTCCGCTGATTGGTGAGCGGAATGTTCCGTTGACAGGGTTCGGAGGGCCATAGTTAGAACATGAGCCTCACCAACCCCAAAGGTTTCATTGCCCGTCGTGCTTTGGAAATGCGGCGTAAACCGCCTCCTGTTCCAACAATGCAGGATGCGCATTTGCCTGTACCAAGCGGTGGGCTCAATACCATTCAAGCTGGCGGAGAGATGCCGCCACGCGATGCAATTTCCCTCTTCAACTTGGTCCAGAGCGAGCTTGGGATGCGCGTTCGCAACGGCTATGCCGAATGGGTGACCGGAATTACCGGTCTGAGCGGCAATGAAATACGGACAATCATTCCTTACAACGGAACTACTGTCGCCTCGAACGACAAGTTATTTGCTTGCACCGACACCGGCATTTGGGACTGCAGCGCATCGACGCAAACGCCAACGCAAATGATTGTTTTTCCGAATCAAACCTCTCGTGCTGGTTATGGCATCTATTATACATTGACGAACAGCGCCGGCAACTTCTTGATGTACTGCGACGAGGACAATGGGTATTACGTCTATGTTCAAAACGGCGCTTTCTGGGCGAAGGCATACCAACAGGACGGTGTCACCGCGTGGGCGTCTGGGCAAGCGGTTGTCGTGGGCAACTTGCGCACCTCGAATAGCAACCTCTACATCGCCACCAGTGCGGGGAATACCGGAGCATCCGCCCCGGTCGGCATTGTCCAGAGCTTTAATGACGGTGCCGTAACCTGGCAGTGGGTTCCCGGTGTGCTGGGAGTGGATCCAGCGCAATTCGTTTTCGTAATGTATTGGAAGGCGCACACAATCTTCGCGCAGAAAAACACTCAGAACGCATGGTACCTGACAACGGCGGGAGGCGCCTTCCAAGGCCAGGCCATTGTGTTCCCGGTCGCGGCGCAGTCGAAGCACGGTGGTTTTCTCGTCGGGCTTTGGAACTGGAGCTTGTCGGGAGATGTCGCTGGCCTCAACAACTTCTTGGTTCTCATTTTCAGCTCGGGTGACATTGCAATTTACCAAGGCGACACCATCGCCTCGGTGGGGTTCAGACTGTACGGAGTTTGGTGGGTAGGAGGGGTTGTAGCGGGTCGGAAGATCGCCACCGAATTCGGCGGAGACATAGTTATTCTCGGTGCGCAGGGCGCAATTCCGCTTTCTAAAATCATGCTGGGGATAGTGGCGACCGATCGAAGTCAATACCTGACTTCCAAAATTACGACATTGTTTAATACCTACTTCCAGCTTTACGGAAGCAACATTGGATGGAGCATTGATCTCGACACGACTAACAACACGTTGATGATCAACGTGCCTGCGTTCCCTGGACAGGGACAACCGTCTCTCCAATTGGCGATGAGCATCTCGCAGCGCTCTTGGTCAGTTTTTCCAGATTTGCCGATGTGGTCCGGAGTGACTTGGAACGGTACTTATTACATCGGAACAAACGATGGACGAGTGGTTCGGTTCACCGGATTCGTTGACAATATTACATTGGCCAATCCGGCTGGTACTGGGAACAACATTAATTACTCGCTGCTCACCTCGTTTCAAAACTTAGGAAGCGGAAAGAAAAAGCAGGTCCACTTCATCAGGCCGATCATCACCAGTGATGGAGTTCCCAACTACCAAGCAGTTGCTCGTTATGACTATGACATTTCGGCGCAGGGAGCGCTCGGGGCACCTGTTTTAGCCGGGGGCTCGCTTTGGGACGTGGCCCTTTGGGACTCAGGCATCTGGGGGGGCGACTATAACGAGTCACAGCAAATTTCGGATGCGGCGGGGATCGGCGCCCATGTGGCGATTGGGCTGCGCGGCTCTTCCAATGGAAAGACGATCGTCGTTGGCTTTGATGTTTCCTACGACGTTCTCGGATTTATGTAAGTCATGAGCTACACCGTCCTTCCAGTTTTGCCGGAGATGTGGGGTTGGTTGGGTTGGCTGCACCAACGGACTTACGTTTCTCTTTCTTCTGACTGGCGCGCCATCGCAGCGCTCGACTCTAAAGGCGCCATTCAAGGAATGGTGATGTACTGCAATTGGACAGGGAACGCGGTGTGGGCGCATATGGCGGCGGACACGGTAGGCGCCATCTCGGCGCTGATTGGCCCCAAGTATGACGCTCCCGTGTTTCGCTATCCATTCATTGATGAGCGAAAGGAATGGTTGCTCGGCGCCTTGCGCGAGTCAAACGCCAAAGCACTGAAGATCGACTTGAAGCTTGGCTTTAAAGAGTTTGCTCGCATACCGGACGGTTTCGTTCGCGGGGAGGATCTCATTCTCGTTCGAATGCACCGCGATGAATGTGTTTGGATTACAGGCAAAGGAAAGCGGTCTCGCGCCATGCTGTCGGAGGAGATCTCCGAAGACAGGAATAGGGTTCCCTGGCATGAAACAGCGCAGACCGCACTCTTGGAGGTAACCTAGATGGGCAACGCACTCTTGGAGGTAACCTAGATGGGCAA